AGCACAGCTCGCTATGTTACTCAGAACGTTGCCGAAGTGCGCCGTGATTGCGTGGTATTTGTTAGCCCAACATCATCTAGTCTGATTACTGCAGCAGGTGTGGTGTTGGATCGTACCACAAACTTCAATATTGACTCAACCTATGCCATGATGGACAGTGGTTGGAAGTATCAATATGATCGTTATAACGACGTTTACCGCTATGTACCATTGTGCGGCGATATCGCTGGTTTGTGCGTTCGCACCGACCTAACCACAGATCCATGGTATAGCCCAGGTGGTTATAGCCGCGGTCAGGTCAAGAACCTGGTCAAGTTAAACTGGACACCCAACAAGACTGATCGTGATAACCTTTATCGCTATCAAATCAACCCAGTAATGACACAGCCTGGTCTGGGTACCCTGTTGTTTGGCGACAAGACAACCACACAGAAGCCAAGTGCATTTGATCGTATCAATGTACGCCGTCTGTTCATTGTGCTAGAAAAAGCCATTGCCACTGCTGCTAAATACCAGTTGTTCGAATTCAATGATGCGTTTACACGCTCACAATTCAATGCATTGGTAGAACCATTCCTGCGTGATGTCAAAGGACGCCGCGGTATCTATGACTTCAAGGTTATTTGCGATGAGACAAATAACACCGGTGAAGTCATTGACCGCAACGAATTCATTGCAGACATTTACATCAAACCAGCCAAGTCTATCAACTACATTACCCTGAGTTTCGTGGCAACACGCACAGGTGTAGCGTTCAGTGAAGTCGGCGCTTAATCTAACAGGAGAATAAAAAATGGCAACAGAAAGATCAATATTTAACGTTGATCAGTTCAAGACCGCAATGGTTGGTGGCGGAGCCCGCGCCAACCAGTTTTTTGTGGCCTTAAACTTTCCTAGTTATGTAGCAACAGGCAGCGCCGCCGCAGCACAGGGATCGTTCTTGTGCAGTGCAGCGTCCTTGCCTGGTAGTGTGGTGGCACCCACCATTGTACAGTATCGTGGCCGCGAAGTAAAATTTGCCGGCGAACGCACATTCGCTCCCTGGTCAGTAACTATTATGAACGATGCTAGTTTCATCATTCGTAATAGTTTTGAAAAGTGGATGGATGGTATGAACGGATTGCAGAACAACAATGGCCGCACCAATCCTCGCGATTATCAAAAGCCCATGTATGTTACTCAGTTGGACCGCAACAACCAGCCTCTGAAAAACTACGAGATTATTGATGCATTCCCCATTGATATGTCGGATATTACACTGAACTACGGCGACAATGACACCATTGAGACCTATACAGTGACATTCCAATATCAATACTATACCACTAACTTTGACACTGAATTTAGCATAGGTGCTGTAGCCACTGGTATTAATATCTAATAATTCAAAGGTGAAATAAACATTATGGCCGATCTATCGCTTTTTGGATACACGCTTAGCAAGAAGAAACCCGAGGCTCCTAAACAGAGCTTCGTGGTACCTCAGGATGACGACGGAGCCACGACAGTCAATGCCAGTGGTTTCTTCGGCACCTACATGGACATCGATGCTGCAGCGAAGAACGAAAACGATCTAATCTCACGCTATCGCGATGTAGCATCCTACCCCGATTGTGATAGTGCCATTGAAGACATTGTCAACGAAGCCGTTGCCAGTGAAGATGACGAAGCCGTTGTTAAGCTAGACCTGGAAAAGGTCGAACTTAGCAGCAGTGTTAAGAAGCTCATCGAAGAAGAATTTGATAACGTACTCAAGCTCTTGGATTTCCATAGCAAGAGTCACGATATCTTTAAACGCTGGTACATCGACGGCCGCGTTTACTATCACAAGATTGTTGATGCCACCAAAGCCAAGGAAGGCATACAAGAACTTCGCTACATTGATCCACGCAAGATCAAGAAAGTTCGCAAAATTAACAAGCAAAAAGACCAAAAAACTGGTGTAGACTTTATTACCAAGGTCGAAGAATTTTTCATCTACAACGAAAAAGGCCTAATGGCCACTGTACCCAACACAGCCAATCAAAGCATGGGATTGCAGATCAGTCCAGACAGCATCTGCTTTGTTAGCAGCGGCATCCTTGATCTGGACAAAAACATGGTCATGGGTTATCTGCAGAAAGCCATCAAGGTTGTAAACCAGTTAAAGATGACCGAAGATAGCCTGGTTATCTACCGCATGACCCGTGCCCCCGAGCGCAGAATTTTCTACATTGACGTTGGCAATCTGCCCAAGGCCAAGGCCGAGCAGTATGTCAAATCAATCATGAATCAGTATCGCAACAAGACTACCTATGATGCTACTACTGGTGAGATTCGCGACGAAAAAAAGACCATGAGCATGCTGGAAGATTTTTGGATGCCGCGCCGCGAAGGTGGCAAAGGTACAGAAATCACCACACTGGAAGGCGGTCAAAATCTCGGACAGATTGACGACATCAACTACTTTCAGAACAAACTCTATGGTGCACTCAACGTACCACTGAGCCGCATGAAGCCTGACCAGGGCATGAACTTTGGTCGCCAGGCTGAAATTACCCGTGACGAATTAAAGTTCAGCAAATTTATTAGCCGCCTCCGCAAAAAGTTCAGCGAATTATTTGACGACTTGTTGAAGACTCAGCTGGTGCTCAAAGGCATCATGAGTGCCCAGGACTGGGACAAGATCAAAGAAGATGTGTACTATAACTTTACACAGGATGCCTATGTGGCAGAAGCCAAGGAAAGCGAAATACTCCGCAACCGCCTAGATCTGTTGAACACCATCAATCCTTTTGTTGGTACTTATTTCAGTCGTGAATTTGTCTATGATAAAATTCTTCAACTTACCGAAGAAGAATGGAATGACATGCAGACTGATATCAACAACGATGCCCAGTTACAGCAGCAACTGCAGGCACAGCAACAGGCCCAGCAAGGTCAGCCACCACAAGGCCCGGCAGATAACGGACAGCAGGCACAGCAGGATGGACCAGCGCCCTATGACCCCAACAACCCAATGGTAGAAAATACCGCGATAAATAACATAATGGAGTTAAGGAAATTTAAACTATGAGCACAGAACTTATCAGAACCATGTTGGATAACATTGAATCCGACAATCACGCAGCAGCACAAGAAACATTTCATGACCTCATTGGCATGAAGTTGACCGATGTCTTGGATCAGCGCAAACAAGAAATTGCCCGACAGCTAGGAGCACACAATGCCGACGTTCAAGCAGATTAGAGAAGCAACCAAATACAATCCCTATGCCATTGGCATGAGTGTGGCCAAGAAAAAAGCTGGCTTGGGCGCAGAGCCAGCTACAAATTTGCCTAAAAAAGTCATTGTCAAGGGCCACGAAATAGCCAAGAAGATCAAAGCCAATGAGAGCTTTGACCATCTATTAGAAGACGGAGAAGAATAATGGCCGTACAGCAAACCTTAGTTAAAAACGATCGTCAGCGCGCAGTATTGCATTTGTATACCAATACACCAAATGACAGTGCCACAATTACTTTGCTGAGCTTGCGTGGTTCCGACGAGATTGCCTATTCAACCACCAGCCAGCTGGCAGTTAACATTACTACTGCATACAGCAACGCACCGGCCATTTCAGACAGCAGCATCGTTGTTCGACGCGGTGGCAGTTCAGGCACAGTTGTATTGGACCTGCATGGCTTTACCGAGTATCCTGGTAATCAACAGTTGCCAAGCCTGTCCATGAATAATACCAGCAGTATCTTTGTGTTGTTCCAAACAGGTGGTATGATAGTATTGGACCTGCGCAAGGTTGCCGGCTATGCTGGACCAGACACCAACGTTGGAGTATAATCCATGAAGCTCATTACCGAAACAGTACAAGAGGTCAAATACCTCACAGAGAAAAAAGAAGATGGTGGCAAGAGCTATTTCATCGAAGGTCCATTCCTGCAGACAGAGGTTGCCAATAAAAATGGCCGCATCTATCGCAAGGAGACCATGGACCGCGAAGTACGTCGCTACATCAAAGAATATGTGGACACCAATCGGGCCTTTTGCGAGCTGGGTCATCCCGATGGTCCAGGCATTAATCTGGACCGTGTCAGTCATATGATTGTGGGCCTCAAAGAGTCTGGCAACAATTATATTGGTCGTGCAAAAATCATGACCGAGACGCCCATGGGTCGTATTGTCAAGAATCTCATCGACGAAGGCGCACAACTGGGCGTTAGTTCTCGTGGAATGGGTAGCTTGAAACAGACAAAAGAAGGTGTGAATGAAGTCCAAGACGACTTTTATCTAGCTACAGCCGCTGATATTGTGGCTGACCCTTCTGCCCCCGATGCCTTTGTTCGTGGCATCATGGAAGGCAAAGAATGGATGATGGTAGAGGGTCGCTTCGTTGAACGCGATTACGACCGCGCTCGTGGAGCAATCAAACAGGCGTCAAGCCAGGACCTGGGTGCAGTTAAGATCCAGGTGTTTGAAGACTTTATTCGCCGACTATCAAATTAAGTTTTTTTATAAATAATACGAACCCGTTTTAGGAGATCAAGAATGTCACTAGAAACCAAAATCCGTGAGCTAATGGAAGCTAAAAAAGCCAAGGCCCACGAACTCAACGAAGCCGTAGGCGGAAAAAGCGACGACGGAGAATCAATGAACGCCCATAGACAAGGCAACAGTCAAGATTCTCCCATTGTGGAAATCGACCCCTTTACTGGCGGCGCCATGTCTCAGGACAGCAGTCGCAAAAAAGGTGGTACTGAACCTCAGGCCAAACAAGGCGACAGCAAGGCTGCTGACGTCAATCAGACTACACCAGAAGATCAGAACAGCAATACCCCTGATAACACCGTTAAAAAGGGCAACAGCGAAACACAGGCACGCCAGGGCAATAGCCGTGACGCCGCTGTTAAGGCTGGCACAGGCAAAGGCTATGGCACTGATACCTTCCAACAGCCAACCAATCCAGGCGAAGGTCAGATCCCCTTTAAAGAAGATTCTGAACTCGACGATGAAATCATCACCGAAGAAGACATTGACGAAGCTGCGGACCTAGAGTCGGCAGAAAGCAAGGCCGATGACGAAATGGCCGAAAAGAAAATGAAAAAATCCAAGCGCAAAATGGACATGAACATGGAAGAATTGCGCCGAGACATTGCCAGCGTATTTACTGGCGACACCAATCTCAGTGAAGAATTTAAAACACAGGCTGCAGCTATCTTTGAAGCCGCTGTCATTGCCCGTGTTAACAATGAAATCGAAAGTATCACCGACGAGCTTGCCGAAGAAGCTGTCGAGGAAATTGAATCTATCAAAGAAGCTCTTGTGGAAAAAGTGGACTCATATCTTGGTTATGTTGTAGAACAATGGATGCAGGACAATGAAATTGCCGTGGATCGTGGACTGCGTACGGAAGTCGCAGAAGACTTTATGCTTAGTTTAAAGAACCTATTCCAAGAACATTACTTTGAAGTACCAGAGGACAAGATCGACGTTCTCGATGACATGGCTGCGAAAGTAGACGAATCAACTGCCAAGCTCAATGAAGCCATTCAGGCCAACATTGAACTCAAGGACGAGCTTGACGCAGTAATGCGCGAGCGCATCGTTGAAAGTTTCAGTCGTGACCTGACAGCAACCGATGCTGAAAAACTTGCCAAATTATTGGAAGGCGTGGAATATGACAACGAAAAACTTTTTGAAGAAAAAGTTAAAGTAGTCAAAGAAAATTATTTTGCCAAAGGCATGCCCAATAGCCCTGAAAGAATGCTAGAGGAATCAGTACAAAACGGTGGCGACACAACCAAGGAAGTGCCTGCACACATGCAGCGCTACGTCCAGGCCATTTCGAGATCGGTCAAGAAGTAACTTTTTATAAATAACGGTATAAACACCATTTAGGAGAACCAAAAATGTTTATGACAGAACAGCTTAATAACAAATGGGATAGCGTAATCAACCACGCTGACATCCCACAAATCAAAGACGCCTACAAGCGTTCGGTAACCGCAGTTCTCTTGGAAAACCAAGAACGTGCTTTGCAAGAAGAGCGTCAAGCACTGTGGGAAACAGTACCAGTTAACAGCGTTGGCGGCGGCTTCGGCGGTCAAGTCAACGCTAGCCCTAACAGCAACCTGGCAGGTTACGATCCCATCCTGATTAGCCTGGTACGTCGTGCCATGCCTAACCTGATGGCCTATGATGTCTGCGGCGTTCAGCCAATGACTGGCCCTACTGGCCTGATCTTCGCCATGAAGAGCAACTACTCTACCCAAGGTGGTACAGAAGCCCTGTTCAACGAAGCCGATACTGACTTCGCTGGTTCATCTATCACTGCACACGCAGGTACCAACCCAGTTAGCGGTACCTACACAACTGGTGGCGGCATTGCTACTGGTGATGCAGAAAAGTTGGGCGACACTTATGCGTTCGGCGAAATGGCTTTCTCAATCGAGAAGACCACTGTTACTGCTAAGACACGTGCATTGAAAGCAGCTTACACTGTTGAATTGGCACAAGACTTGAAGGCAGTTCACGGTCTGGAAGCTGAAGGCGAGTTGTCAAACATCCTGAGCCAGGAAATTTTGTTTGAAATCAACCGCGAAGTTATCCGTACAATGTATGCAGCTGCCAAGCCAGGTGCAGACACAGGTTCCACAACAACCTATGGTACTTTTGACCTGGACGTTGATGCCAATGGCCGTTGGAGCGTTGAGCGTTTCAAAGGCTTGTTGTTCCAAATCGAACGCGATTGCAACAACATTGCACAACAAACACGTCGTGGTAAAGGTAACTTCATCGTTTGCTCAGCAGACGTTGCAAGTGCACTGAGCATGGCCGGTATCCTGGACTACACTCCAGCATTGTCAACCAACCTCAACGTTGATGACACAGGCAATACCTTCGCAGGTGTGTTAAATGGTAAGATCCGCGTATACGTTGATCCATATTCAGCAAACTTGAACACAGCTAACCAATTCTATGTTGTTGGTTACAAAGGTACAAGCCCATATGACGCTGGTATGTTCTATTGCCCATATGTGCCTCTGCAGATGGTTCGTGCTGTTGACCCAGCTACCTTCCAACCAAAGATTGGCTTCAAAACACGCTATGGCATGGTAACCAACCCATTCACTAGCTTGTCGGCAGACAGCAATACCTACTACCGCCGTGTCAAGGTTACTAACCTAATGTAATCCAAGCTCCGGTAAGAGGGCATTTTAAAGGGGACTCAAAAGGTCCCCTTTTTTCATCTGATAAATAACAGTGTCCAATCAAGGAAACTATCATGAGTGAAAATTCCAGCATTACCTCCGCCATAAAAAGTCTGGCAGCAGTCCAGCCTGTTGTACAGTATCTGCGCCCCAATAGTTTTAAATTTCAAATTGCGCGTGCACCCAATGTAACCTACACCTGCCAGAGCGCCAATCTACCACCCATTAGTCTGGGCAGTGCCGAACAGGAAACGCCATTTGTGCGCATTCCACATCCTGGCGATAAAGTAACCTTTGGTGAGTTCACCATTAGATTCCTCATCAACGAAGACATGAGCAACTACATCGAACTCTATAACTGGTTGGTGGATCTTGGTGTACCCAGTCAGGGCGAACAATGGAACAGTGCCATATCAAACCGATTTGCCGTTACCTATGGGTCAGACTATTCCAAGATTTTCAGCGATGCCAAGTTGTTGATCATTGACAGCAACAACAACCCCAAGGTAGCTTTAAACTTTCAGGACATCTTTCCCATCAATATCGAAGCGCTGGATTTTGACATCACCAGCGGCGGCATGGAATACTTCCAGGGCATAGCGAGTTTCCGTTACAAATTGTTTACCGTACAGCCCCTATGACCGATTGACATTTTTGTCATGTTCCTATACAATGGTAGTATCTGAATGGAGAAATTATGAAACTGACTGAACTGCAGGAAAGCTGGAAAAAAGATTGCATCATTGATGAGACCAATCTGGGACGAGCTGCTGCCAAAACACCCGAACTGCATGCCAAGTATCTAAACCTGCTTACCAATGCCAGGCTACAGGTACGCAAAGCCGAAGCCGACTATCTGCGCCTGCGCCGAGTCAAGTATCGTTACTTCCGTGGCGAGCTTACTCGCGATGAATTGGAAAGTCTGGGCTGGGATCAGTATCAGGGAGTCAAGCCCATCAAGAATGAAATGGATGAATTTTTAAGTACCGATGAGGACCTGCTAACAGCACAGGACAAACTAGAGTATCTGCGCGCAGTGCTGCTGCAGCTGGAGGCAATTTTAAAGAGCCTAAATAGTCGCACCTGGGATATTAAAAATAGCATTGAGTGGACCAAGTTCACCAATGGCATTATGTAAACTATGACCGACATTGTAATCAAATCTAAAAATCATGTACACTGCCAGATAGATGCGCAGGATGTGGGAATTCTTCAAGAGATTTCCGACTACTTTACCTTTGAGCAACCAGGCGCCAGGTTCATGCCCCAGTATCGCGCCAAACTCTGGGATGGTAAAGTTCGTCTTTTTAGTTTGTTTACCCGTGAGTTGTATGAAGGTCTGGTACCATATGTCAAGTTATTTGCCCAACAAAATCAGTACAGTGTTGCCGACGAACGCACTGCCTTACCTGAACCCTACATTGATGTCAAACAGTACCTGGATGATCTGAATCTACAGGGACAGGGCAAACCTATACAGATACGCGATTATCAGATTGATGCTGTAAGTCATGCCATACATAATCATCGAGCTCTGTTACTAAGTCCCACGGGTTCGGGTAAAAGTTTAATCATCTACAGTCTGATCCGATATCACCTAGAACAAAATCGACGCATATTAATACTGGTGCCTACCACCAGTCTGGTAGAACAGCTGACTGCAGACTTTGCCGATTACAGCACAGCCAATGGCTGGCGTGTCAGTGAACATGTACATAAAATTTATGCGGGTCATGAAAAGACCACAGACTGTGAAGTGGTGGTCAGCACCTGGCAAAGCCTGTACAAGTTGCCCAAGCAGTTCTTTGCCGACTTCGATGTTGTCATTGGCGATGAGGCTCATCTGTTCAAGGCACAGAGTCTGACCGGCATACTGAACAAGATGCCGCACTGCGCCTATCGCATTGGCACCACCGGTACCTTGGACGACCTCAAAACACACAAGCTGATACTGGAAGGTATCTTTGGTGCTGTTCACCGAGTAACCACAACCAAGAAACTCATTGACAATAAACAACTGGCAGACCTGGACATACAATGTCTAATCATGCAGTACCCCGAAGAGGTGCGCAAGGCCACCCGCAGTTTTACCTATCAGGAAGAAATGGATTGGCTGGTTACTCATCCGGGACGCAACAAATTTATTCGTAACCTGGCGCTGGCACAGACAGGCAATACCTTGGTGCTGTTCCAGTATGTGGAGAAGCATGGCAAGGCATTGAGTGCTGATATTGAAGCTCGTGCCGCTGATGGACGCAAGGTATTCTTTGTCCATGGCGATACCGATGTGGAAATACGGGAAGAGATTCGTGCCATTACTGAGAAGGAAACTGATGCTATTATTGTCGCCAGCTACGGCACATTTTCCACAGGTATAAATATACGGAACCTGCATAATATTATCTTTGCCAGTCCCAGCAAGAGCCGCATCCGAAATCTTCAGAGCATAGGGCGTGGACTCAGAACATCGGACAGCAAAGATCGTTGCCGGTTATTTGACATTGGTGATGATCTGAGTTATAAGAGTAAAAAGAATTTTACCTTACTACA